ACTTGCATTATGATGACAGGAAACCAACCAAGCCTAGTACAGAATACTAGAAGCCCTGCTGTGAATAAACCTGTAACAAAACATTCTAGTAAAGCATTAACCGCGTTAAGCATTTAAACCTCCAAATCAATAGCACGTTCTAAGGATTGTAACGCCTCAATTAAGTCAGTGGCTTTATCTTTATGGCCTCTCTGACCTGGACATAACAGCTTCTTTATGGCATGTGCTGTAGCTGGGTTAGTTACATTAAAAGCTAGAAGCACATCGTATACATCAATAACAGTAGAGCTCACCTGCCTTTGATATTTAGTGAGGGAGGGGCTTGGTGAAGGTGTTGCTGGGGTTTCATCAGCATCTCTTTCTTCGTAGTAATGTCCCATTAATGTCTCCCTTGATAAATCTCTAGTCTTACAGCCTCAACACCCTTAGTAGCCATATACTGGTACATAGCAGTCATTTGCATACGCCCTAGCTCATCCATATGTTCAGCATACCCTCTAGCAAAGTTTTCATTGTGGTCATCTTTGATGTTACGAAGGATGGTACAGCGATTCCATGTACGTACAGCTGCATCAGTCACTTCATTAAACAAACTATACCCTTTATAATTATTAATCTTCTGCATTTAATTTTTCCTTAGCTCTTCGAGCTTTAGCTATTTCTTTTTCTTCATCTGTAACAGTCTTATGACATGATGTACATAACACTTGCAAGTTATCGAGCTCACAGAACATACGCTCTATACAATCATCCCATGTAGTCCAACCTACTGCTGGGTCAATGACAGGGGCTATATGGTCTACATGAACGTTATTGGTACGCCTACGAGAGCCCTCCTCTTTAACACTGGCTGGAACTTCTTCCTTACAACCAGCACACAGATAGAAACCTCTACGAGTACGAGCGTTCTTCTTACACTCCTGTATTGGAGCCCACTTTTGTGTTGCACGTCTAAGGTTTCCTTTAATGAATGACTTGTATTTAGCCTCTGTCCAAGCGCCTGAGCATCGGGTCTTTGGGCCGCCTTTACGTCCTGCCATTAATCACTCCCTTCATCTCTTTCATCGTACATAACGTAGTGCTTAAGTGACCCATCCTTATTCCTCTCATGTATCATATAAGCTAAATTGGCTTGTTCTTTCATCTCATCGTGAGCTGTCTCATCCCCATAGAAGCTCCTGTAAGCCTCATACACGGCATTAAACATCTCAGCCTCACCATTGCATTCATCTAACAATCCAAAGGCTTTAACAGGCCCACAGCGAGGCAGACCAGGATAGTCATCGGTCTTATCTCCAGTGAGAACTTGTGAGTAGAAGAACTTAAGACCTGTACCTTCTAACTTCTTACCACTAGCGCTTAGAGTTAAACCCCCTTCAACAGTAACCTGAGCTGGGCCAAACTGTTTCTGATACCCACACATCCAACCGAAGTGCATCCCTGGTACAATCTTCAAGTCCTTATCCCTTGAACAAATGATTGTAGTGAGGGGCTCTGCTGCGTATTGGTGTATAGCTAATAAGTCATCAGCTTCACAACCTTCAGCTACAACCACATCCCTAGTAGCGCTTACGTATTCAACTAAGTTCTCGTAATGCTTAGGTCGCTCATTCTTACGACTACCTTTGTAGGCTTTCTTCTTAGCTACCTTCTCCCTAAAGTTAGGGGTGTATTCACTAGGTTGATAAAGCTCCACTAGGTCAGCAGCGACCCCATCTAGTGGGTTAGACTCAAGACGTTTCTCTTGTCTCTTACGAGCTCTAGCTTTCTTGGCTTCTCTCTTTTTGTACAGTTGTTTGTTGTCGGTCATAAAGAAAAGGCTGGGCTGTGTAGCCCACACCTCAGCTTCAATCTCAGCCACCTTATCATCAAAGGCTTTGGAGACTGTATCAAATGGCTTCATCACCACTTCACCAGTCTCCTCGTCAACATACTGCCCAAGAGATGCTATTTCATAATATAAAATATCAGTGTCTATGAGGGCTCTCATATTAACTCTCCTCGGCTTTCTTGAAGTCCTCTTCTAGTTGGGTGTACAACTTCTTCTGTTGTGATTTACTAACAGGCTTTAAGTTGACACCATCCACAGTGAGGGCTTTAGCTTTAGCATCTACATGCCCATCATCAGTACGTGCTGCTAGGAATATCTTACGGTGTAAGTAAGGGTCTCCTTCATCTATAGCAACCATTGTATCCCCAGCTACGTAGATTAAATCACCTTTCTTAATCCCGTAGTCTACGTATCGGCTACACTTAATGTAGCAAAATTGTCCAACTTCAATCATTACCATTCTCCTTCATCATCTTCTTCTGCTGTCTCGCTCTCATTAACTGGAACGTCCTGCTTCGGCTCAGACTTTTTCTGCTTACCACCCTCAATGAGTGTTTGTAAAATACTGCCATTGTATTCTAAATTATCCTTGATTTTATTTTGTTGGAATTCAGGAAGAGATAAGAATATCTCCAAGTCAGGTTCATCACAAGAGAAGAACTTAGGTGGATTCACTAACTCAGCTGCCTTACGTGCATCCTTAGCTCTCATTTGAGAGATGGTTGTTACGTTATTGAACTGACGACCTGCATTCTTACCACGCCCTTCTGTCGCATTAAGAGTGACTAAGCAAGGTAAGCCCAGTAGTTGAGTGAAGTCTCCCTCTAGCTCCATCTCAGGGTCTAGAGCCTTATAACGCTTAGTTGATTTAGCTAAGTCAACCTCCAAGTTATTGAATGGAATATCTTCACTAACCCAGCGTGGTTTGTCTTCTAGCTCTTCCCCTTTGTCATCCAAGCAGAACTCATCTAAAAGCTCATATGTAATCTTAATCTCTTGCTTAGGTGGCTTCTCTTGTCCTTGATAAGGACGTTGAGGTTGTAAACCTAAGTCAATGATAGACACTACACGAGCTGGATAAGTACCTGCCTCTAGTACGTCTTGTTGAACTATGTTGCCGCCTTTGTTACCTGCAGCCATTGGTGCTTTACGTGCATTTAAACCCATTCGATATTCTCCTAGTTAAATAAAATAATTGCTGTGTATATTTGTACGGTGATAAGAGCGCACAACAACACACTTACCTCAGTTTCATGGTCTTGCAACCATTTGTAGATTTTACTCTTATTTAATTTCATTGTCAAGCTCCAATAGCTGATTTTTTACAAATTTAATCACCTCTTCTAAATCAGCTATAATATCTTCTAAAGCTTTTGCCTTGTCAATTAAGGCCTGCTTGTCTGCCAGCACACCACAACACGTCTGGCCAATCTGCTCACTAAGTTTCATCAGTAACCCCCAGAATGTATCAACCTAACAAAAGCTGTAAATATAAATAACGCTAATATTAGCCAACTAAAATCTTTAATATATCTAGTGAATACACGCATAACTATCTCCAAAATCAATACTACAATCCAATTTCCTATTCAACTTCAACTCCTCGTTAGTTTTTGCAATAGCCCACTTACAAACAGACTCTGCACGTCCTCTTAAGCCAACCTTAATACAACCAATAATTTCATCGTGGAACTGTCCTATTATAGGAAGCTTCTTACTACGTACATGCTTAACCCAAGTGTCAAAGCAATAAACTCCAGTGCCTTGGTTCAATGTACTAAACCTATCTTTTTTGTGGCGTAGGCTATACCAGAATTTACTCACTGGATTATACAACCACTTACGTCCATTACAAACCTTAGTCTCACACCCCTCTGCAATAGCCTCTACAGACCAATTACGTTTCCAATATGCTTCTACAAGCTTAATACCCTCTCGCTCACTAATACCAGCAGAGCGAGCCACGGTAGAGCCCCCAGCACCATATACACAGGCGTAGTTGGCGGCCTTACCGAGCTTCCTCTCCTTCGAGTGGTCTTTAACTCCTGCCTTATGGTCACTAACATCACTAGGACGTAGCAAACCACCACTAATACACAAATCCAAGTGAGGGTCGAAATCATCTGTCATCATCTCCTTTACATATTCTGGGTCATGTGACCACATATAATGTTGCTTTGTGCGGTCTTCTAAACTGCTCATATCAGACCCCAATAATTCATATCCATCAGGAGCAATAAGACAACCACGTATATCTTCTCCGTAAGGCTTATCAACCCCAGGTAAGTTGACACATACCCTGTGTTTGAACCGTAGCGTGTTTGTAAGCCCTTGAATCTGTGCTTGTACATAGCCATCACCATCTGCATTATCTAAGAAGCCCTTAAGAATACTAATTCTGTGAGTAAGGATTGACAACCCTTCCAATACCTGTAGCTTCGGCTCTACATCAAATAGTTTCTTAATGCTTGGACATATGCCAGCCCCAAACTTAAGATTAATTTGAGGTATTTTACGTACATCTCCAGTTTCCTTGTTACGTTTATATTCAAACGTTTCAGGAATCCAACCAAAGCTGTCTAGCCAAGCTTTTATCTGAGGTGTACTTCCTGGGTTAGGCTCTTTCCAACCAGTAGTCACTTCAACAACTCCATCAAAATCTTCGTCCAAATTATTTTCTCGTAATAATTCAAGCCATTTAGCACCTACTATTGAATAAGAGCCGTCCTGTTTAAAAGGCTTCTTAGGGCGTGATTTTTTAGCTTTACTTGCCACCTTAGGCATTACACTACTAAGCTCAGCAACCTTGCTTTCTTTGGTGTTAGTCAATGTCTCTAGTACACTAGCGCACCTACCTGCATCAAGCTTCCATTTACGCCTTTCTTGCTCTCTAGCACAATCCATCTTAAAGGACAAATAGTCTATGAATTTCCAAGCGGCTTCTTCACTACCATACAACTTCAGTAGTTGTTTCCACTGCTGTGTCCATAGTGCTGTATTTATCTTTACATCTTCCTCACAACGCTCTAGGTATACACTAATGTCCTCATTATGCCAATCATAGACAGGTGGCTTAGGGATACCGAAGTCCTCTCCATACCACTCCAATCCGTGTTTAACTCTCTCTGGCTGTAAGTACCAAGAGAGGGCTAGCGTATCAACTAATTTAGCCTCTATCTTAATACCAAGAAGCCTTTCAGTATTAGGCACATCCCATAAGGTTATATTATGTCCTATCAACACCTTAGCTTTAGAGAAGAACTTCCTCATGTTAGCGTAAGATGTTGTAGACTTAGCCTTGCCACCTACTTCCTGTACTGAGAGGCAATGTATCTTTGAGGGATGTAAACCATCGGCCTCCACATCAAACACATACATTCCGTCATCCGCGCTCATCACCTATCTCCTCTATTAGGTCAGCTTTAAACCTATATATGAGTGTTGTAATGTTTGTGTAGTTCTCTCCAGTAATATCTCTTATCTCATTAAACTTAAACCCTTTAATAAAATAGAGGTAGAGTATATCCTTTCCAGGACGTGCTCTGTTTGTAATACTGTTGATTACCTCTTCCACCCTCTTACGCCTCTCACCTGAACACTCATAAGTTTCTTCATGTTTGTGTTCATCATAAGGTATAGTAGCTCCCCCTTGCATTTGCTCTCTTTGAAACGTACTTAAGGTGTTGTTCATAATGCGATTAAACCAAGCCCCTAGCTCTTGCTGAGTTGGGTCAAAGCTTCTATGGTATTTAAGAGCTCTGTAGAATGACTCTTGCAATACATCTTCAGCATTCTCAACACCACCAGCCCTTCTGTTTAGTCGCTTAAGCAACACTCTATAGTTATCTTTGTAGAACTTCTCTATTTGTTTATACATCTACATCCTCATCTCATTAAATAGGTTAGTGGACTTATCCCAATATAAAGGTACATCAACAACCTCACCAAACTCTCGGTCAGCCAACATAATTAAATGTCTTACGTTACGTTCTTCTTCACTAAGCTCAGGGTCTTTATTACCTTGTAACCCAAACGCATAGTTACAACTACGAGCCATTGCACTACTACCTGCAAAGTAATCTGTAGTTATAATACCACCTCTGTCCCAAGGCGTTGCACCTTTTGGGGGTTTGTTTAGGTGGCAGTAGAACATGATGTGAATATCTAAATCCATAGCCATTGCAGCTGCCTCTTGAGCTACGCCCTTGAGGTGGGAGTCAATATCACTATTACTCATACCGTTAGTAAGGTTGGTGATTGGGTCTATTATAACGAGCTTAACACCCATAGATGCAGCCGCTATAATATCACCCTTAAGTGTATCCCAACCTACATGTTGATAGAGGTTTAACATACAGAGGTTGTCCTTAACAACCTTACCGCCTCGTTCATAAGCATCTTCATCGAAGTCTCTTGAGGGGTCATGAAACACCTTACCAACAACCTTAGACAACACCATCTTATAAGTTTTATTATTAGCTTCTTCAGGCTTAGCCACCATAACCTTTAAGTCATGCTCTGTAATGAAATGGGCAGCTAAGGCATTCACAACCTCACTCTTACCCATTTTCTCACCAGCTGCCCAATAGCTAGTCTCACCAAACCTAAGCCCTCTAGTGGCTTTTGTAAGTTTTGCCCAAGGGAAAGACAA